TAATGACCGACCTTATACTGGCTGGTCGTGATGAGGCGGTGGCTATTGAGGAGGCTGACTTTGCCACTAGGGTTATTACCATGCAGGCCAATGCTATTGTGATGCCTGATGGAACCAAGGGCATGGATCCCTATGATTACTTCCGATCAAAAAACATCAGCATCAAGGGGGAGATGGAGACCAAGTTTGGTGAGCAGGATGTCCCCTCTTATTACGGTGGACTGATGAACCTTCTCCGCGCAGGCAAGGGGCCAACACAGAAGGATATCTTTGGGCCTTCCCTGATTGAGTTCCTGATATCTCAGGGCGGCGTTGAGCTTGATAGCGAGATGTCTGGCCGGGATCTTGGCAAGGCAATGCCTGACTACGCTGGCCGAGTACTGGCTAAAGAGGGCGGCATCAGTATGGAGTCGGCCTATGAGCTGGCTAGGGATGCCGGCTACCTGCCTGACATCGGTGAGGCTGCAGGCGAGGGTGATGCAGTACTGGCTTTGATCGACCAAGAGCTACAGGGCAACAGAGCCTATGTCCCCGGGCTTGAGTCTCAGGAGGATATGGATCTCAGTGTTGCGCTCGATCACTTGGAGGGAATGCTCCGGTCCAAAGGTATCGATCTGGATCAAACAACCAATGCCGAGGCAATGGACGCACTGGGGCTACACGCATTCAATCAATCCACCGGGAGGAGACTTGCTCAAGAATTAACCAAGTGGGAGTCTGTTGGTGATCTGAATAACCTGAAGACCTATGAGCCTCTGGCTGCTGAGGCGGTTGAGTCCTATTTATCGAGGGTGACACCAGAAGAATCTGAGCGAGTGAGAGCCAACCTGAATGAGTTCGCCGGCACAGCGTGGGCTGCGTCTGCTGTGAAGGGAATGGTTATCAGGGAGGCCATGTATCAGGCGTGGGAGGGTACTAACCCTGAAGCCCTACTGAGCCTTGCTATGTGGGGCAAGCGGTCTCTGGCTGCTGGTGGTATGGGCGAGGCGCTCATGCGTGGTAAGGCAGGGATAGAGCTGTTCGCCACAGGTTATAAGTTCATAGGTGGAAACCGAAAAGCAGAGCAGGACTTCAGCGGAAGCTATGTTAACTGCAGCCCCAGTCTGGCCTGTGCTACCCATTGCTATGCTGCCCGGGGGACAAGCTATAACAACTCCCTGATGGCTGTTGAGTTCACTGAGTTCATGGCTGAGATGAACCCTGAGTTACTGGCTGATTCTATTGCGCTTCAGTTTGAAGGGTCTGCCCCGGCACAGGGAGGGCTGGCTTTGAGGATCAATGAGAAGGGTGAGCTGTCCCTTGCTCAGATTGACATTGTCAAGAGATTGAACGATAAAGGCATCAGGATCCAGATATTCTCCAAGCGCCCTGAGTTGTTGGCGCAGACGGACGCAACGAATCTCAGGATGTTATCTGTTGATGATACCAATCTACATCTAGCAGAGCAGAACAAAGACTTTGATCTGGCTGTTGTTATTAACGATGGCTTTACGCAGGACTGGATCAAGGCCAATGCCGACAGGGTTGCTGTCTGGCTCCCAGTAAAACTGGGTAACAAGCAGATCACTCATGCAGAGCTGAAGGTGATGTACCCGGATGTCTATGAGCTGATGCGCCGGGAGCTATGCCCTGTTGATAGCGGCAAGCTGGACATCCCGAAAAAGAATACTGCATACCCATCGCTTCAAAAGGGCGAGTGGACTTGCACAAGCTGTGACCTCTACGGGAGTGCTGGTTGTTTCCGTGGTGATCGACAGACTGAGGTCAATCAGTTAGAGGCCAACAAGAAAGAGAAGCCAGCTCAAGACAATGTGATGGGGGAGTTCCTGTCATCTCTTGAGAAACTAAAAGAATCAGGAGCGATAGACGATGCTAGATATAGCGCAATACTTGCAACAATCCGCGATGGAGAGTCAGTCAATGAAGGGAATCCTATCGGACAAACAACGACTCCGGATCGCCAAGTCCCAGCAACGCGAAGCCAAGCGCATGGCGAAGATAAACAAGGGGTTATTGAAGTTGCCGAAGCTGATCTGATCCCGGTACGAACCCTCTACCAGTCCGTCTATCATGGTGCGGCCAGTCCAAAGCCCTACGAAAACTTCAGTCTCAAATACATAAACACCGGGGAAGGCGCTCAAGTCTATGGCTGGGGCATGTACTTTGGTGGCCGCTTGAGTACAGCCAAGTGGTATAGAGACAACATGATGAGAGCAAAGGGCCGCGGCAGGTCTAATGTAAATCAGTCTGACTGGACTGATGCTGAGTTTGAAAAATTAATGAATGACATCTGGGCAGATGTTAGATCGACCCGATGGATGGATAATACAGGTGGGCCTTGGCTGGATCCAAGTCATGCTGAAAACTATATTGAGCAATACTGGGACAGCAATCTTGATCACTTCTTTGATGGTACTGCTAGTGATGTGGTGCATGATGCTTTCTTCAACTGGCTTGATGATCGGTCTGTTTATGAAAAAATAACCAAGGTTGTTGCGATTGAGGATGAGTTTGCTGAGATCAGGCGAAACACCTTTGACACAGAGAAAACAAACCCGGAGCAACACATCAAGGATCTGGAGAGGATTAGGATCCTTGAGGATCAGGCCGACTCAATAAGACAGACGGTTAATATCCATATCAGCAATGCCTTTAATGATGCTAGCAAGCGCCTCCCTGATGTTGAGGAGTCAGGGGTCAATCCCTACACCTATCAGGTTGATGTGCCTGAAGACACCCACCTACTGTACTACGATACGAGTCTTGATAAGCAGCCTGAGTTTGTGCGGAAGGCTATCAGGGATGCAGGTGTTCTCTCTGATGAGATGGCTGAGACGCTGGAGGTGATGACTGAGGAGTTTGACCTTCTGGAGGGTATTCTCGGTGACCTGTTTAATCAACACTCTGCAACTGAGATCGATGCTTCTAGCCCAAAGATAGGTGATCTCATGGGCCGCTTGTCTGAGGAGATCAGTGGATTGATGCAGTTCCTGAATACGGATCTGGATGATCTAGGGCGCACGGCTCCATCAAAGGACATCAAGTCATGGAGGACGGTGGAGGCCAGAGCTGCCGCCCGGGAGATGCACACTCTTGCGATTGATATTCAGGATGAGGCAAGGAAAGAAGCGGTCAAGTGGTATGAAAAAAATCCTTCTGGAACCCCGCTTTTGATGGAGGCAGTGTCTGACTATGCCCGGTTTGTGGAAAGTAGGGGGCGGTATTTTGCTGCCATGATTCCTGCTACTCCTCTTGAGATTCTTGGTGGTGAGCCTAGAATCCTGACTGTAGATGAGGCTGAGTCTGAGCTTAATTACTATATGCCAGACGGAACGGAGCAGGTTCTTATCTACCCCAATGAGCTGGTCATCACCCTAGATACTGAAGGGGACTATATTGTTGACCTGCCTGATGATTCGTTTCATTCCAAAAATCTGTCTGAAGTTGAGGCGGCACTGGCCTATGATAAGGAGGTCTTTGATAGTCTCTTCAGTTTTCATGGTCTTTCGGCGAATGTTCTTCCCAGTAAGAACGAAGATCAGTCTGGGAGGTCGTTCTATGACAGCCTTAGTGAATCGCCTATTGTTTCTGATTGGGCTGAAGCCAATGGGTTGACCAACGAAAGAGCAGATAAGATTGCCAGTCTGTACCTGAATAGCCTTGGTATCCCGGGCCTCCGATACCGTGATGGCAATACGAGGAACAAGTCAGGGGGATACACCTACAACTATGTGATCTGGAATGAAGACCAGATTAATATCGAGAAGGCATACACCGGGACCCAGAGGGTGATGCAGGCCAAGGGCAAAACTACTGCAGGTTATCTTGATATCGGTGAGGGTTCCTATCGGATCACCCTGACCAAGAATGCAAATCTCTCCACCTTTATCCATGAGATGGGCCACCTTCAACTGGAGCTGATACAGGCTGATGTACTGGCAGGTATAGCACCCCCTGAGATGGTTGAGGACTTTGCCAGAATCACTGCGTACCTTGAGGCCAATGCCCCGGGTGAGCGGGTTAATGGCGCGTTCACTACTGAGCAACATGAGCTCTTTGCCAGATCTCTGGAGGCTTACTTCTATGAAGGGAGGTCTCCGGCCCCTGATATGGATGGGATGTTTAAGCGGATGAAGGAGTGGATGAAGTCTGTCTACAGCAGTCTATCTAAACTCGATGCACCCCTGTCGGATGAGATCCGTGGGGTGTTTGATCGTATGCTGGCGGGGGATGCTGCGGTTGAGTCTGCCTCTGGTGATGTTAACCCGGAGATGGATTACTCATCGTTTGATGAGGTGACACAAAAGAGACTGGAGAAACTTCATGCCGAGGCCACCCAAGCCGGGCTTGATGAGGTGCAGGAGCAGATAAGAAAGGATCTGGCCGCAACCAAGCGCAAGGAATATCAGGCGCGGAAGAAGCAACTCATGGTTGATGTCGGTGACGAGATTGATCAGGAGCCTGTCTACGCTGTACAAAATTTGATCAGGAACGGTGAGGACAAGAGCCGTCCCACCCCGGATGGGATTGATGGCAGGCGGTTAAACTCTGCTGATATTGTCAGGGCGTTTGGCGGTGACTCATCTGTACTCAGGCGTATTGTTGGCCTGTACCAGAAGGATGGTGTATCCCCCAGTGCGCTGGCTGATCACTATGGATTTGGCTCTACCGTGTCCATGATACAGGAGATCATCAAAGCACCTGCCAGATCCAAGGAGATCAAGACCCGGGTTCAGGCCAAGCTGGATGAGGAGTTTGGTAACCTAAAGACAGACACTGAGATATTTGATCAGGCCGCACTGTCTGTGCATAACAATAAGACCAGCGCCCTGCTGGTGGCTGAGGCCAATGCTGCTACCCGGAAGATAGGAGGTCAGGTTAAGAAGACTCTGGCTGCAGAGGCTCGTCTTGCTGCTCAAAATATAATCAGCCGTATGCTGGTCAGGGATATTACAGCACACAAGTACTATCAGGCTGAACAGAGGGCTGCAAAGGAAGCGCAGATTGCCCTGTCCAAGGATGATACCCCGGCGTTTCTGGTAGCCAAGCGCAAACAGCTACTGAATCACCACCTGTACCGTGAGGCTCGTAAGGCTGTCACTGAGGCTGAGAAGGCAAGAAAGTATCTCGATGACAAGGGCAAGCCCCGGGCTATGCTGTGGAGAAAGAATGATCCAGATAAGGCAAGGGCTATTGATACCCTGCTGGCTGCGCTCGACTTCAAGAAGACATCGCTCAAGAAGATAGACCTGCGTAACATGCTGAAGGGTGCTGTAAAGCAGATGGAGCAGGAGGGCGAGGTTGTGCTGATTGACCCCTCTTTGTACGCCGGGGATAAGAACTGGAAAGAGATGACGCTCAATGAGCTGCTCGATGTCAGGGATCAGGTGAAGGTCTGGGAGAAAGAAGGCCGACTGAATGACAGATACACCGAGGAGTTTGGATCCGTTGGTGTGGAGATTATTGTTGAGGAGCTGGATCGAGTAGCGGGTCTCAACATTACTGCCAAGAAAAGGAAGGAACTACTGGTAGAACCCAATGGCAGGCTTGATCGATTGGGTCGGACTATCAGGGACTTTGGTGCCAGCCTGAAGAAGGTGGAGTTTAATGCTCGAGAGGCTGATGGCGGCATTGGTGGGATGTGGAGCAAGGTTATCTTCCAGCCCTTTGTTGATGCACAGAATGCCCGGGACACAAGGTTAAATGCGGTTGATGTCAGGGTTAAAGAGATCATGGGCGACATGACAAAGGAGGATGCTGTTCGGTTGTTCAGCAAGCGCACCTTCATGGGCTTTGATAATGTCACTGTCGGGGATCTGTATGTCGTAGCCCTGAACATGGGTAATGAGGGCAACCTCAACCGATTGCTTAATGGTTATAGCTGGGACTACGCCACCCTGATGGAGGAGCTGCAGGAGCACCTGACTCTTGAGGACTTCTATAGGATTGAGGCACTGGGTCAGCTAACTGACTCTTTCTACCCTGAGCTGGCGAGGGTCTCTGAAAAGGTTGACGGTGTTATCCCTCCCAAGGTTGAGTCCCGGCCCCTGTATCTAAATAAGTACGGTGTCACCCTGTCGGGTTGGTATTACCCGGTGAAGTATAAGGATGTCGCCGGCACCCCAGAGAAGCAGGCGACTGCTGAGTTCAAGACAGTGGAGATGGGGCCATCCCCCATGACGGGTCAGGTGAGTAAGTCGATGACCCAAAGCCGGGCACTGGGGACTCCGCAGGGGAAGATAGATTTATCGTTTAGTAATTTCGGTAGCCATATCAACCAGACTATCCACTACATCACTCACTACGAGGCGGTGAGACGGTTCGATAAGCTGCGTTTGCGTACTGATTTTGCTGAGATGTATACAAAGTATTTCGGTGAGGCCGGGCGCAAGCAATTGAGGTCATGGGTTCAGAATATAGCGACAGATGGCAGGGTCTCCAGTACCTCTCATGCTGCTACGAATACTTGGAATGATATTCACAGTCATGTCAGGGCAGGGTATTCAATGGTCGCCCTTGGCTGGGACATTGTAGGTGCTGTCAAACAGACGCTGGGTATTGCCTCTACTGCCGCGGAGGTGGGTGCTACTCGTACAGCAAGGGTGCTGCTTGGGTTTGTTGCTGAGGCGGGGACGTTCCGCAGAGACCACCCCGGCAGTATGTACCAGACTGCTTTGGATAACAGTCCAGAGCTGAGGAACATGAGCCTCCAATTAGACAGGGACATCCGTGAGATATCGAAAGGAAACTTGTCCAATGTATCGGTCTCTCGCCCGGGGGTGGGGAAGGTCATTGATGGCTGGGACTTCCTGAAGGCGAATTCATTTCAGTTCATTGTCTTTGTTCAGAAGCAGGTCAATGCTATTACATGGCTGGCTGCCCATGATAAGGCCGTGGCTGAGGGGCTGGTAGGAAAGGAAGCTACTAACTACGCTGACGCTGTTGTCCGTCAGTCGCAGTCTGGTGGAGGACTGAAGGATCTTGCGGGTATACAGCAGGCCGAGGGTGAGCTGGTTAAAGCCTCGACCATGTTTATTACTTGGGGGATCGTTGTCTACAATCACCTTGAGATGACTGGCAGGCAGGATCTGCTGCGTGGCTTCATCCGGGGTGAGGGGCCAAACTCCCGGGCCAAGTCTATGATGCGGTTTGCTAACACCTTTGGCTGGTATGTCTTGGCATCCTCTTTACTGGATCAGGTTGTCTTTGGGGATGATGAGGAGAATGAAGAGGAGTTCATGCTCACCTATCTCAAGAATGTGATTGGCACATCGACTTTTGGTATCCCCTTGGTCAGGGATGCGGTGAGTGCGGCCAGTGGATTTGATGTCAACAGCCCCTACGCCAAGCTATTTGGTAGCGCAAAGAGAGCTCTGACAACAGAAGACCTGACTTCCTCTGCGGCGTATAACATAGCGAGTTCGCTAACAGTGGTGACTCACCTGCCCTTCAGGGCGGTACTGGAGGTAGTCGATGCGTTAACTCAGGAGGAGTGGTCGGATAAGATAGAGTCCCTCCTCACCGGGGTTCCGTATGAGGAGAGACTGGAGGGTCTGGACTAGAACGGGATATCGTCATCCTCAAAGCTAACAGCCGGGGCTGCGGCGGCCCGGGCTTGCTCCATGCCCTTGTCGCCCTGCTCTTGGGCATAGGTGTCTTCCTTGTAATTGCCCTGATACATCTTGTTTCCGTGCTTATCCAGCACTGGTGAGCCATCTTTGCGAGTCCACTCCCACAAGGCGGCAGTCTGCTTGACTCCCTGCTTATCAGTCCACTCAACGCTTAACACAGGGGTGGTGGGGGTTGGATTATCCGCTACCACCTTCCTCATAATTACTTGTTTTGAATTGTCATAGCTCATAGTTCTACTTCCATCTCAGTTAATTGGTGCTTCTGCACCTCGGTTAATCCAGCGATCACAAAGTCACGCTCAACATCAGTCATCTCGGCCAGTACTTCCTGTGCGGCACTGGGGCTGCCATTAATAATGTAGTGCTCCAGAGCCTCCAGTCCGTCTTTCAGTCCCTGATTGGCCTGACCGACCAGCTCACGCACTAATGACTTGGTCTTACTGACCTGCCCCTTCTGGAAGCTGGAGAATAGATCCGACATGATGTCGTTGCCTACATCCTGACCAAACTTCTTGAGTCCCCAGCCATCCTTGCTTGCCAACAGGTCAATAAACAGAAGGCGCTGCTCCGGGCTGTAGGTCTCACGGGGTGGCTCTTGGGGCATAGACTCCCCGGCATAGATGTAATGACCCAGTCCAAAGCCAACAGCCACGCACTTAACAAGACACCTCATGCGGGTATCCGATACATCACGGGCTGTAGGTTTGGGCTTTGCATTGTTCTTGAAGTCCATCACCGGGAGCCACATGGTTGCCGTCTGGTCTTCTATGCTGACCGTTATGCGAACCTCGACAGTGCCATCAGGAAATATAACTTCAGGCTCCAGATGCCAACTGGCGGCAGGGTAGTGCTCCTTCACGATACTCCAGCACCAACTCCATGACAGATAGCTGAACTGGCCCTTCTTCTCAATGTGCTGTGAACAGTCAATCCTGCTCAGTGTTTCCCATATACTCATTGCTTTGCTCCGTATGGCTGAAGTTCAGCCAAGTGACTCATTGATTGCTCATGGTGGTAAGCCTCGCTCTGCTGCTCCAGAAGGAGGTCAGCACAGAGTTCTGCTGCCTTTGGTCTGGTGCTTGCGTCAGCTATCGCCATTCGACTCATGGCCCCTTCTTGTGACGCACAGTAACGCCCGTCCTTTCCTCTAACTATCTTCATGTTCACTCTCCTTGATGGCCTGTTCAAGCGCCCTTCTTTCGGCGGGAGATATTTCATCCAGCCACTTCGCTGTTACAAATGGTTTAGCCGCATCCAGTACTGCCTGTAGCTTGGCTATGTGCTTTGCCATTACTTCTACCTGTAGTTCTTTACTCATTACTTCGCCTCCAGTTTCTTGGTTATCCACCGGGCAATTATCCCGTGGCGGCTGTCAGTTGGGTGCAGTCCATCGCTGGTGTCGGCGGTCAGGTACGGTGCAGACAGGACAGTGACATTGCTGTAGTCCTTGGCGACCGCCTTTGACCACTGTCGTGCGTCTTTTGTACGCTGCTCATGTTCAGGTGATAGCGTTACTACGACAGGCAATACCATCCAGACCTTGCAACCCCTGCCCTTCAGAAACTGCAGGTGGTCGCGTAGCGCCTGCTGGTACAGCACCTTATCAACCCCTCTCCCGGCGTCATTGGTGCCTAGCCAGTAGATGACATCTCTCCTAGCGCACGATACCTGTCTGGGTATATCAGACTGGGTAATCATGCTACCCGCCTGAGCTGAGTTGTTGATGTGAAAATCCACTTTGCTAGACCATGCCCCTGCGTCTGATGATAGTGAGTCGCCAAACAACCAGTAGCTGGTGGCGTGTGCTGTACTTGCTGACAAAAATGCCAGTGCGATTAAAGTCCGTTTCATTTCTCGTTCTCCGTAACGATTAATTAATTAATGCCACTCTTTATGGCTAATACCGTGGGTCGTTGTAGGGGTCAGTGCGGTCATTCTCATGCTCATTGACGCGCATCTCCAACTGCTCGTATTCCTCGTCAGTCATGTTGCTGATCTGACACCCTTGGTCTTCAAGGTAGACACCGTTAATGTCCAATCCCCCGGCCCAGCCCACATCAGGCTCGGCAGGAGAGGTGTCATAGTGAACACAGACAGCATGCTCCACACCCTGTATCTCACAGAACGTCCTGAACTCTTGGTCGCCGTATTTAATAGCAGCCTTCATAGTGTTTCTCCATGCAGCAGGACTTCAAGGGTGATTGAGTTTCTGACTCTGATGTCAGTCTGGATCTGAAGGATGCGAGACATTGCTGTTGTATTGCCTTCATCTCTAGCTGCATCCCATATTCGATCCAGACGCTTGATCTGATGACACCTGATAATTGCATTGACTCTCATTCTGTCTGATATATCGATATTCATTGAGCTACCTGCTTATTTATTTCACTGTTTACTTCGCTGATGCCAAAGGCCATGTGCATCTGCTCTACCCAGCTCATTGTCTCCAGCGGTGTTAACTCAGGAAGCTGATCGAGGTATGCACCCACCTCTGCCTTCAGCCTCATTGCTTTTACTGTCTTCATGTCTTGCTCCCCGTTACTTGAGATTCTGATAATAGATACATCAGGGCAGCCCGTCAAGTATATTGTAAAGGCTGTTGTAAAGTTTTTTAATACCCTGTAGCATCCGTCAAACAGCTAGGGAGACAGGCTCCTGAGCGGGGATGTTCCACGCGGAACACTGGAGATAGAAAATGGAAAACAAAACAGGTAAGGGCTTTATTGTTTGGGTCGAATACAGCAGCGGCTACAAAGTAGGGTTGTCTCCCAGTATGGTGCTTGGGCGAATGATGGCTCTCAAGTTGCGGCAGGAGGAGGCCATTGCAGTACGGGAGGATACTGGTGAAAAGGTAGGTGCGACATGGAATGACGGTAACCAGTGGAATTACTACGTTGATATGGAATTGGTTGGAGACAAAACATGAAGCAGACCAAACTGACAGAGAAAGAAGTCATCCTTATATTCCAAGGCATCAATGCCATCTGGTGGTGCGATGAGGATATGAAGCTGGTTGAGAAACTGGAAGCCAAGCTCAGACGACAGGCATCCGATGACCCACGCCTTGCAGCCCTCATCGACAAGAACTGGCCTACCGCCAGCTAACCCAACCGGGGCTTCGGCCCCTTTACTGGAGAAAGTAATGAGACGAACTAAATTTGCAATCTATAAAGGCGAGGCCGTTAAGTGGGCTGGGTCTCCATCTGGGCTGGCGGTTGTACTGGGGATCACCCGGCAGGCTGTACACCAATGGCCTATGGGCCGTCCTATCCCTAAGAAGCACTACGCCAAGCTGCTTGATGAGGGTTTCAACAAGTGAGATACGGATCTGTATGTTCAGGGATCGAGGCTGCTACCGCGGCTTGGGAGCCATTGGGCTGGGAGGCTGCATTCTTTTCTGAGATTGAGGCATTCCCCCGGGCTGTGCTCGCTCATCATTACCCTGACACACCTTTACATGGAGACTTCACAACCATAGGAGAAAGTGATTATGGATCAATTGACCTTCTTGTCGGAGGAACCCCCTGTCAGTCCTTCTCAGTCGCAGGACTCAGAAAGGGAATGGATGATGACCGTGGAAACTTGGCCCTCGAGTTCCTTAAACTTGCTGACAGAAAACGCGCCCAGTGGGTGGTTTGGGAGAACGTCCCCGGCGTACTGTCATCGAATGGAGGACGGGACTTTGGATCCTTCCTCGGAGGTTTGGGGGAACTCGGGTATGGGTTCGCCTACCGGGTTCTTGACGCTCAAAACTTCGGAGTGGCCCAGAGACGCAGACGTGTGTTCGTTGTTGGATACCTTGGAGACTGGCGACCACCTGCAGCGGTACTGTTTGAGCGCCACAGCTTGCAAGGGCATCCTGCGCCGAGCAGAAAGTCGGGAGAAGATAATACCGTCTTTACTCCGGGAAGCATTGGAGGTTATCGCGAGGGGGCAGGAACCTTGAGAGCTAAGGGCGGTGATCTTGGGGGTGGTAGTGAGCATTTAACTGTTGGGCCTATTACAACCAAGAGTCCCCAGTCTGTAGCGGGGACGCAGACAACTGACTCTGGTCATGTCGTGCGAGTCCTTGGGTTTCAAAGCAATGGCAACGCGGGGGATATCCAGTGTGCCGGGGATCCATCGCCTACCTTGAGGGCATCAGGGGTGATGGGTGCATTCACCCAGAATCAACGGGATGAGGTTAGGCTTACTGATAAGGTAGGGGCGCTGTCTGCCCAGCCGGGGATGAAACAGCAGACGTTTGTATCTACTGATCAAGTAAGGCGGCTGACCCCAATGGAGTGTGAGCGGCTACAGGGATTCCCTGATACCTACACTAAAATACCGTACCGAAAGAAGCCTGTGGATAACTGCCCGGATGGGCCGAGATATAAGGCTTTGGGTAATTCAATGGCAGTGCCAGTCATGGGCTGGATAGGGAAAAGGATAGAGGCATTCAATGATTTATGAGACTGAGGCAGACAGGGATAGGGAGAGGCGCTGTGCAACGTGCCTGAGAGCCACTGGGTTTGATGTAGAGCTGACAGCTACGCTGGATCCCTATGACATGGACATCTGGAAGGGTGATACCTACTGGGCCTGTGGTGAGGTTAAGGGAGTGAAGGACTACAGGATTCCTATGATCAGGGAGAAGGGTCTGGCGATTGATAAGACCAAGGTGAATGGGGTTCTGGATGCTGCTTCCCGGTTCATGGCTATACCCCTGTTGTTTATCGAGATCAAAGGGAAGTTCTATTGGACTCAGCTTCACCCTGATTACAAGAGCTGGGGTATGAAGCGAAGGAATAGGGCGGGGGAGACAAGGGATCCTGTTTACCTGATCCCGGCTAATACTTTTAACCCGCTATAAAAAAAGCCCCAACCTGTGAGGGCCGGGGCTTTTAACTTGACGAGCGGGGAGCTGGCAAGTATTGTTTATCTGCGACAACAAACAATGGAAGTAATCCTACCAATGACGAAGACCAAAGTAAAACCTGCTGACTACCTTTTCTGGGCGGTCAAACAGCCAGTAGAAAACACTCTTAGTAAGCTGCTTCTAATCATCCTCGCGGATCGTGCAGACAAACATGGCAAATCATGGGCATCAAAAACGACTCTAGCTAGAGATTGTGGCTGTACCTCCAGAGCAATCAATGACGCTCAAAACAGGCTGAAGGAAGCTGGGCTTATTGACTGGGAGGCTCGGACTGAAAAGGGGGTGAAAACCTCCAACAAATACACTGTAATCCTAGCAGAATCAGATAGGAACCTACTTCCTATTGATAGGAACCTACTTCCTATTGATAGGGAAGCTAGTTCCTATGGGGTAGGGAAGCTAGTTCCTATAAAACACCCATCTTTAAACACCCAATTAAACACCCAAGTAACCCCTATAGTCCCCTTCGATGAATTCTATTGTGCTTACCCTAAAAAAGTTGGCAGATCATCAGCTAAAAAAGCGTGGGACAAATTGAATCCACAGCCAGCACTGATTAACCGAATTATGAAAGACATTGTTGATCGTGTTGAGTTGGGTGCGTGGGACACAGGAAAGGATAAGCAATATATCCCCGGCCCTGCCCCCTACCTAAACCAACAGCGGTGGGAGGATGAAATTATCCCCCGGCCTGAATTCAAAAAACCCAACCCCATAAACTTCGATGAAGTTGAAGACCTAACGGAGAATATCTAATGGAATCTAAGGTTGAGAAAGAAGATTTTCTTTATGCCCTGACGCAGACCATGCACTTTTACAACAAAGAGGTGGACAGAATGCAGGCATCATTTTGGTGGACGGCTTGCAAAGACAAGGGTGTTGATCGACTCAAGAAGGCGCTGATTGAACACACCAAGGTTGGTAAGTTTGCACCCAAGCCTGCCGACATACTGAGCATTGTGGACAATATGAGCCAGCAGCATGGACGCAATGAGCTGCCCCCACCACCCACTACGAACTGCCCCCCTGAAATAGCGAAGGCGTGGATGTGGTTTAACAACGCCTTGTGTGCCGGGTCACGGAATTTTGACGGTGTTTTCGCCAGCAGTCGTGTCGATGATGAGTTAGCCGATAGGTATATGCACATCGTCAACCATGAGGCGCACAAATTTGATATGCCTGATGCCATCCCTGACGAATACAAGCTGAAGGAGGTTTGGGGATGAAAGTAATGCGAGATATGACACTGACTCACCCTGATGGCCGGGAACATACACTCAGGTACTGGGCAAAGGAGCTCGGGGTGAGTGAAGAGACCCTGATTATACGGTTACGCAAGGGCCACGATATGGAGACTGTCCTGCAGAAGAGGTATGGGAAGGGTGGTCGCCAGCGTGGATCCACGAATGCTTACTACGAGCGCCCTATCAGGCCCACAGAGGATGTATTCACCCAGTACCGGCACGGTGCGTGGATATGAGCAAGGAGGTGTAGAGTGCAGGGGATCCATAGTGTTATCAGGAATGAGGATCAGCGGGATTACCTGATTGCAGCGATCAAGTCCCGGGGGCTGCCGTTCCAGTGCAAGGTGTCTGAGGTGCATCATCCCAAGACACTGAAGCAGATACGGTATGCTCACTCGTTGTGTAACGCGGTGGCTGCCTACAAGCAAGCAAGCCCGGAGGACTCCAAGCGTGATGCTAAGGTGGCCTTTGGGGTGATTACAGTGTGTACCTCCCTGATAACCGGGGATCGAGGTGCAAGGCTCAAGTCGTTCTCTGACTACACCCGGGATGAGATGGCAGCGTTTATTGAGCAAATGCACGTTTACCTAGACGAGAATCAAATACCCTATACGAGGGCTAAACCATGAAAGACGAAAAAGATATTATGATCGAGCTGAATACTTCAGTTCGTGCAATGGCAGTAGAGCTGTCAGAAATCCGTAGACAACTGGAGAAAAAGAATGAGAGAAGATCAACTCATCGCAGCCATCGAGCAGATCGCAGCAAGCCTCGTGCTGATCGCCGGCGCACTGACAACGATCGCAGAAGAAGCCAAGCGTGAAGAAGAAGACAGGGAAGACTATAGCCCGGCTGACTAACGATGCTGCGGTCATCCTGCAGCGGATTGTCAGGATGAAAGCCTCCGAGGATGGGTATTGTACCTGCGTCACCTGTGGCAAGGTCTGTCACTGGCAGGAATGTGATGGAGGACACTTCATTAGCAGGACACACACTGTTCACAAGCTCTTGGAGGAGAATATCCACCCCCAATGTAAAGGCTGTAACGGCTTTAAGGGCGGGGCTTACAAGGAATACACCCTGTTTATGATCGATACCTATGGTCGGGCCTTTGTGGATAACCTGCTGCAGACAAAAACAGAGGTACGAAAGTACTCCCGGGTAGAGATATTGGGTATCATTGAGGATCTCAAGCACTACGAGAGCGAGATCAGGGGGATCAAAGGATTATAAGTAACTCACTAAGAACCAGACGGATAGCTGCTCACATCATTCAGGGGATCCTGAAGCAACAAGGTGTGGGTAAGTCTATGGCCGAGGTCTTTATCCCTGAAGACAACTCCCAATGGTCTGATATGGGTGATGACCGGGTGTTTGCCAAGCGAGGAAAGACCGTACTGGCTGAGGTTGAGGTGATCGAAGGCTCAAGGTGTCACATTGTCATCCCCAGTTGGGAAGGATTGATCAGGACTGCACACCTCCATGACTTCAACCCGGCAATCTATGGCATGGTGGTTAACACCTCTGAAGACGTTCTATTTGGTGAGAAATACCCTGATAGTGAGGGCGAGGTTGACTTCGGATACCCTCCTAACCTCGATATGCCGGCCCAGATCATGCCAAGGGAGACTAGATACAAAGCCCCGAAAGTAGTAATGTGATCAATAATTAATCAATTCAAATGCTTATTGGAATATATTAATGGCTGGAAACAGTAACAGTGGAAAGAGAGCCGGGGGAAAGGACTTCGCTCCAAGAATACGGTCTATGTTTGACCGAGCACTGGAGAAGCTAGAGCTTAGGGGTGATGCAGATAAGCTAATGGAAGCTGCACTGAAGGAGGACTTTGTTGGAACAGTACAGAGAATGGCTGCATACGCACCAAAGCAGGTTGATATGTCTGTTGATCAAACGGTCACCATAGATACTACCCAAATCACTGAAGAGACGTTACGAGGATTGTTCACCAGTAATGACACTGACAAAGGAACAAGCCCAGAGCTACATTGATTCATTCCCTTGGAAGGCACAGCCCGGACCTCAATCAGAAGCCTACTTCCATCCTGCTGATGTACTCCTCTATGGAGGGGCTGCAGGCGGTGGCAAGACATCCCTCGCTGTAGGGTTATCAATCACCAGACACCGTGAGACCCTATTCATACGCCGAGAGGCAACCCAGCTAGGCGGTGTACTCGATGAGTTAGCGCGTACCATTGACCCTATGCGTGATGGCTATAGTGGATCTGTCCGGGAGTGGAAGATCCCTGAGTGGGACGGTATCAAGCGTAAGATAGTGTTCGGCTCAACCCCTAACCTTGGGGATGAGATGCGTTATCAAGGGCGCGAAAGGGACTGCCTTATTATTGATGAAGCTGCCAATATGCTGGAGCAACAAGTCAGGTTCCTGATGGGCTGGGTAAGGACTACAACCCCGGGCCAAAGAACTAGAGTCCTTCTGTGCTCCAACCCTCCAACCAATGCAGATGGTCAGTGGCTGATTAGGATGTTTGCCCCTTGGCTAGATCCCAATCACCCTAACCCTGCTATGCCCGGGGATCTGCGCTGGTATACAACGATTGGGGGAAAGGATATTGAGCGCCCTGATGGTGAGCCATTCATGCACGGCGAGGAGCTGATTACTCCCAAGTCCAGAAGTTTCATCCCGGCCAAGGTCACTGATAATAAATACCTGATGGACTCTGACTACATGGCCCAGCTCCAAGCTATGCCTGAGCCTCTGCGTAGCCAGATGCTATACGGAGACTTCACTGCAGGCCAAGAGGACAGTGAGTGGCAGGTCATTCCCAGTCAATGGGTAGATGAGGCGATGAATCGATGGGAGCCAAGGCTATTCGATCCCACGAGGATAGTGAGCGCAGGGCTGGATCCATCAAGAGGTGGCCGAGACTCAACGGTACTATCATGCCGGGAGGACTGGTACTTCCATGAGCTGCAGGAGTGGGAGGGGCATGAAGTCCCTGATGGTCAGACTGTAGCCAAGAATGTGATTGAGTTACTAGGAATGTCTCAATGCCCTGTACACACTGACGTTATCGGTATCGGTGCGAGTGTAGTGGACATCCTTGGAATGTATATCCATAACCGGGTTGTGCCTATCAACGTGGCTGAGGCTGCCAAGAATGACACTGACTGGTCTGGTATTCACTCGTTTGGCAATAAGAGAGCTCAGTTATGGTGGGCGTTCAGGGATATCCTCAACCCGGACAACGGGTTTGGCGTTGCATTACCCAAAGATCAGCGGCTGAAGGCAGAACTATGCGCCCCTACCTACCAGCTCCGGGCCAACGGGATCATGGTTGAGTCCAAGAAAGACATTATTAAGCGTCTTGGTCGATCAACAGATAGGGCTGATGCGGTGCTCATGGCTGCTGAACGAACAGCAATACTGGGTTTAACTGGCCTGTCAGGGAGAATAGCGGTGAATCGGTAGCCTTTTGATCAGAAAATAGGCATCATTGCTCAACAATTGATCAAGCTGGAGTAGATAATGGGTGAATCCACGGAGATAAGTAGGGATCTGGTTAAGCGGTACAGGCAGGAACACTCTGATCGACAGACCGTCCAGCGGAATTGGGACGCGATTACCCAGTTTGTCATGCCCTACCGGGGCCGGTTCTTTCAAGATCAGAAGTCTGAGTCCTCGGTTGACTGGAATGAGGCGCGTAAGGTCTATGACTCTACTGCTACCCAAGGTGCCAAGAACCTAGCGTCCCGGCTGCACGGTGATGTGACTTCCCCTACCCTTAAATGGTTTGATATTCGCTTCCGTAGTGAGGCGCTCAATAAGAATACGCAGGCTATTAGCTGGCTGCAGGCTGTCAGTAACAGGATCTACTACGAGCTACAGGACTCCAATTTCGATCTTGAGATCAATAAGGTGTATCAGGATCTGGTGGGCTACGGCACTGCCGTACTCACACTGGAGGAGAGGCCGGGCAAAGAATGGACTGGCCTTAACTTCATCTCTGTCCCCCTGAAGGAGGCGTACTTTGAGGAGGATCTGAACGGCGGTGCTGTCAGGTTCTATCGCAAGCTGGAGTGGGAGCCTGCCAAGATTGTCCGTCAGTTTGGCGAGGATACCCCTGAAGATATCAGGAAGCTGGACGAGGACGGCAACACCGACAAGATTGAGATACTGTTCTGCGTCTACCCCCGGAACAACAGAGTCTTGGGCTGGGGCCAGAAGTTAGCGCCCAGTGCGAGACCCTTTGCCTACTCCTACATCCGATTGAGTGACTCCTGCGTCATTGGTAAGGAAGGTGGTTACTATGAGATGTCAGCCTTTGTAGGGCGCTGGGAGACAACCAACTCCAGTCAGTGGGGCAACTCACCCTCGATGTATGCCCTTGCTGATGTGCTTTCCCTGAATGAGGCGATCAGGTCTAACCAGCGAAAGGCTGCCAAGTCTAATGACTGGCCCTTGTTGGTGCAGGAGAGCGCCAATATCAGTCAGCTCAACCTCAATGCCGGCACGGTGAGCGTGGTCAGGAGCATTGCGGGTATCGCTCCTATGCCTTCAGGTCCGGGTAACATTGATATGGATACTGAGATTGCCAGACTGCAGGACAACATCCGTACTTACTACATGACTGACACGCTGGACTTCCCCCAGTCTCAGGCCCAGCCCATGACAGCTACTGAGGCACAGATCAGATACGAGAGGATGCAGCGGTATATGGCTGCAACTCTTGGTCAGATCCGTAATGATATCCTCAATCCCCTGATTGAGCGGTGTTTCAATATGCTGGTCAGGGCCGAGCAGTTGCCTCCGATACCAGAGGCCATTACCAATGACCCTGATCAGAACCTCGATATTGTTTATCTTGGATCCCTTGCCCGGGCGCAGAGCTCTGATGGCGTTGCTGCCATTGAGCGTGTACTTGGGGTGGCAGCTAACACTGCACAGGCTTGGCCTGATGTGCTGGACGCGATTGATGTGGTTGCCAGTATCAGGGAGATTAGCGAGAAGCTGAACACTCCGGGTGCAATCATGCGTGATGACTCCGAGATCAAGAAAATGCAGGCACAGAGGCAGGAGATGATGGAGAGAATGCAGGCTGCTGAGGTTGCCGAGCAGGAGGGCAATGCAATGCAGGCCCAAGAGGTGACTGAATAATGGAAAGAGGCGCACAGGTAGCCAAGTTCCATAGGGCATTGAACAGTAAGGATGGGCAGGAGTTGATGGCTGACCTGAAGATTGCATGGGGTTCAGCCAGCGTATTTAGCACCGACATAGCAGAGATGGCGTATAACGCTGCACTGCTTGAGGCGTACCGATTACTTGAGAGTTATCAACTAGCAGAGGATCTTGAACGATGAGTGACGACACAACTACGGCCACCCCGGAGGTGACTACCAAGGTTGATGAATCATTACCCAGTGATTGGGTGAGTGGACTACCTGAAGTATTGAGGGATGCCCCCGGGCTGAGGCCATTGAAGGATGGGACTATCCGCTCACCTGAAGAGGCAAGGGCTGCACTGGATAATTTTGCCCAGCTACAGGGGAATATGAGCGAGACTCACATTAAGATCCCATCACCTGATTCTTCTGATGAATCTAAACAGCAGACCCGGGAGCGGATCCTTTCACTGTGGGATGATCTGCGGGTAGTGACTGAGGGTGAGGACACCCTTCCTCCTGAAGATGCCTCTGGTTATAAGATCCCTGAAGGACTGGATCCTGCTGCTGTGGCTGATATCACTCAGTTTGCTCTTGAGCATAAGTGGGGTCAGAAGCAGTTTGAGGACTATGCCAACAAAGCCCTTGCTACCCAAATAGCCAGTGGTGAGAAGGCTACTGCGTGGGAGAAGGAGCAGAGCGATAAGCTGGATTCGATCATGGGTGCTGCCAAGGCTGAGAAGCTGGGGCGCATAGCGTCTGCACTGGAGCAATCAGGGGCAGCAACTGAGTACGTTGATGCTATTACTGCCGGCAAGATCGATGCTGATCTGGTCATTGTCTACGACTCCCTTGTCAGTAAGATGATGGAGATGGGTGATGAGGGTAGCCAGTTTGTCCAGCAGGTTAAGACTGATGCCAGAGCACTGACTCCGTCTGAGCATAGAGACCGGGCCATTGAGCTATTCAACACCCTGCAGGAAATGAACAGCATGGATCCCCGGTATGATGAGATAAACCGAAAGCGAATGGAGCATATAGGCTTGTCCCGCGAGCATTGATAGGTTATATTTTGACCAACTAGGGGGTGGATTGACCGTGAGGTTCCCTTGATAGCCCCCTGAAACGTCATAGAGATTGACGTTAAACACTCAGCATACGGCCCACACCTGTGGATTACCTGAGCGAAAAGTAACCAATTAACTTTTTGTGAGGATATTCACATGGCTAGTAACGTAACAGTCCCATTAGTAGCAATCGAAACGTATGAGAGTACGTTAATCCAACTCGCACAGCAGCGTCAGTCCCGGGTAATGCCTTGGGTTATGCAGCGTGGCGAGAAGTCAGCCGGCCACAACTGGCCTGTATTGAACTCTGCAGATGCAACACTGAAGACCCGGGATCAGGCAACCCCTGAGACTGGCGCAGTATTTGCCGAGCGGCGTTCTGTTCCCATCACGATGGATATCGGTGAGCTCGTAGAGCCAGAAGACATTCTGGAAGTGTTGATCGATCCCAAGTCCGGGCTTGCCCAGTCACAGGTATACGCCATTGGCCGTGCCTATGATGATGAGCTGTTCGATGCTTGTGAGCGCGATGCTGACGATGGTAACGGTGGCACTGTCGCCCTGCCTGCTGGTCAGATTGTTGGTGATGGCTCTGCTGCTATCTCCTTTGATCTGGTGACTCAGGTAACGGAGCAGTTCCTGAACAATGACGTAGACCCTGATGAGGCAAAGGTCTGGTTCGTCTCCCCGGCTCAGGTGCGTAAGCTCCTGCAACTGACTGAGATGACCAGTGCTGATTACAACTCACTGCGTCCTCTTGAGACTGGAATGCCAACCAACTGGATGGGATACACTTGGATCCCTTCAACCCGGCTGAACGCGCCTGCTGGTGGACAGGTTAACTGTCCTGTAATGACTGCTGATGCTATCGGCTTCAACCTTAATGAAGGCATGACCTCTCGCGTAGCTGAAGACCCCACAATGTCTTTCGCATGGCGTGTGTACTGCCGCTCCACGTTTGGTGCGGTTCGTGTACAAGATGAGAAGATTGTCATCGCACACCTCTCAGAAACTATCTGAGGATGACTTGGGACTGCCTCCGTCTGGGGGCGGTTTCTTTTTAATTTAGGAGACGCTATGTCTATTATCCGCAATTCCTGTCGCGCCACTGAGCGTGTTGCTATGAAGAAGCAGTTTGCCCGGGGCGAGAGTGCTGATCAGATATCAAAGAGGCTCAGGGTTTCTACTCAGATAGTAACTGAGGTAGTTGAGGGCAAGTGGGATGCAACGGAGAAGGCGTTAGCGTTACGCGCAATGGAGAAGAACCAGCAAGAGCAGTTGGGTAAGGCTGATGCTGAGGCAAACAAGATTGCCCAGATTGCTGCGGCTGCCGCTGCTGCTATCAACGGCCAATCCCCGGTTGTTGATGCTGATGCTCTACGCGCCAAGATCGAGGCTGAGGTTCGTGCTGAGATGTCCACTGAGCTGACCCGGGGCCAGAAGGCTGCGGCTACTCGCAAGGCAAATCAAGAAGCTGCTCTTGAGCAGGAAGAAGCGGCGAGCTAAGGCTCGTCAGTTAAAACGTAATAAGGAAAGCATGCTAATGGCTGCGCTCACTGATCTTATGTTTGATTGGCTTGGCACCCAAGGATACGCAGGTGCGCTGCCTGACCGCCGTTATGCTTACTTCAAAGACAATGACTACGCCACATGGCGGGACGTTTACAATGCCAATGGTGGCACAGGCCAGCTAAATGATTGGCTGATTACTTTCTTTGGGGGCTAGATGTCAGATTGGCGACCCAAACCTGCTGGCCCAAACACCCACAGGAAGATGTACCACTGGGTATGGGAACAGCTAAAGACTGTCGGCAACCTGATTGGTGACGAGGGAAGCGTAACGCCCGGCAACCCACCCCCAACCCCCGGCCACCAACACTGGCACGACAATCTAATTGACGTTAAGCCTGACCAGCATCACCCTCAGTTCCACGATCTTAATAGCCACACCGATGTCAATATCAGTCTACCCCTCAATGATGAGGTGCTGACCTACGAAGATGGCGTGTTTGTCAACAAAGCAGGTGGCGGCGGCGGTAATGGTAGCAACAACGTGGACGGCGGATCTGCCAGCTCTGTTTACTTGCAAACACAAAATATAAACGGAGGTTCAGCAAGTGGCTGACAGAATTCAGATGAGGCGCGACACCAAGGCCAACTGGCTGAGTGTTGACCCTGTATTGGCGCGTGGCGAATTTGGGGTAGAGACAGATACCAACCAGTTTAAGATTGGTGACGGTGTAAGACCTTACAGCCAGCTAGATTATATGACCGAAGGCCCACCGGGGCCAGCGGGTGAAGATGGACAGGATGGAGCACCGGGGCAAGACGGCCAAGACGGAGCGCCGGGCCAAGATGGACAAGACGGTGCTCAGGGTGAACAAGGCCCAGCAGGAGGTGCGCTGCCTAATGGTGATGCTGATAACCAGTTAGTTGTTTGGGACGGTACGGATTGGAAGAATAACTCCACACTGCGCGTAGGCGAGTACACAGGCGTTTACTCAGAGAACAGCGGTGCCAACCTGATGGGCAAGCTGTCCTACGATGGGCAAGACCCCTTCAAGCCTTACGGAAAGCTGGGCAAGTCTATCTATGTGGTAGGCGATTCACTCACCTCACCTAATGGTGGTGGGTTGTTGACAGTTCAGCTATTCGACCAACGGCAGTGGTGTTGTCTCCGATTTGAAGATTGTTGACGGTGGTTCGGGCATGACACGCGATGTGTACATTTCGCAGCGTGGCCCTAACAGCGCGATGTTCTGGTTCTGGGCAAGGGTGTCAGGTGGTTCGGTAACGTCTGTTGAGTTTGATAAGCAGAGCGATGTATTTCCTGCGGGTCTGACTGATGAGCCGTTCCAGCAGCACAGCACCACGGAATCTTGGGCGCATATGCTGTGGAATCGGTTTGCGTTGGATGGCGTTGTTGATGCCACTCCTGCAACCTCAGTTGCTCGTACCGGTACTGAGTATCAGTTTTTCAATGTGCCAGCGGCGAGTGAGGGTGACATAGCCCTGATTGCGTTGGGCGGTAATGACGCTGGTGGCATTGAGTGTAGTAATGGTTTTGCTCCCGGCGGCCAGCCGTTTGATATTACTCAGGCTCAATTTGAGGCAGCGTATACCACGTTGCTGACTAACTTCCAGAATGCGGGTTATCGGGTAATCATAAAGCTATCGCCGTATTCCGATTTAGGTTTGATTGCTGATGACCCTACATGGGATGAAGGTACATCGGTTATCCGTCAGGGCCAGAAGAATGTTGCGGCGGCTCTGGGTATTACGGAGGTTTGGGATTACGTCACTACGAACCTGAGTGACTATTTGCACATGACGCAGGACGGTCAGGACTATTGGTGTCAGGCGGTGTATGCGAACCTGCTGGCGGTCTGTGGTGGTGGCGGTTCTGGTGGCCTTACGTCCATCGTAGAGGTGACGAACCCTGATGGCGGCACACAGCTTGATTTCTACACCAAACCCGCTGGTGGGAGTCTAGCAAACCACTTCACCCTGACGGACAGCGGCCAGATGTTGATGGCTCAGAAGGGTGGTGCTGTTCCTCCCTCAGCAGGATTCCGTAATAAGAACGGGGATATACAGTTCAAAGGCAATGATGGTTTATGGGCCGTGATGATAGGCGCAGCCCCTGCTGATGGTGAGCAGTATGTGCAAAAGGACGGTGGCTGGTCTTTGCTGGACGCTGGTGGCGGCTCTCAGTGGGACGATGTTACAGGCGGTATTAACTACGCTGACGGGTCGGTTGGTATCGGAACTGATAATCCAACTGCACCGTTACATGTGGACGGCGGTGCTAACAACTCACCATTGCGGTTACAGGCCACCAGCAGCCCCCTGATAGACTTTCGCGCCTCAGACGGAGCCTCTGGTCGAACAGCGTACATTCAGTCGTCAGATAACGGCACCTTCAACATTGTCAATGAGGGTGCCAACCAGATGACCTTTCAAACCGGGGGCGGTGAGAAGATGCGTATCCAGCCCAGCGGCGCGGTTGGTATAGGGACTGATAATCCACTGGCTAATTTGGATGTTTGGGGTAATGCGGGAACCACAACACTGGATGGAACAGTACTAGCTCTGCGCGGAGGGTTTGCCTCTGCCAATGGATTCTTTGGTCTTGGGTTTAAGATTAACACTGGCCCCATAGACGGCGCAGGAATTTACTGTACGGAAGCTGGAGCGGCTGGAACCAACCTTGTATTTACAACAAGCACCAACTACGCCACGACCAGCGGCACCGAGAAGATGCGAATCGACTCCAGCGGCAACGTCCAGATAAGCACTGGCAACTTAGAGCTATCAAATGGCGGTGGTTGGTATCAACCCGATGCTAGTTGGGTTCGCTCTTTAAACGGCGTAGCAGTTTACAACGCCAACACAACTGCTAATGCATTCACAACACCCGGCGACTTCACTGCTGGGTACTCAGACATGCGCCTCAAGACGCACTTGGGGACTATCCCTGATGCCTTGGACAAGGTGTGTTCTCTGGAAGGTTTCTACTACGAGCGGAATGATGTTGCTCAGTCACTGGGCTACCGAGGCGGTGAGCGTAGGGTCGGCCTTAGCGCACAGGATGTTCAAGCTGTCCTGCCAGAAGTGGTGAAGGACGCACCCATCAACATAGACAACGGCACTGATTATTTAACGATAGATTACGAGCGAGTAGTGCCTTTGCTGGTGGAGTCTATAAAAGATTTACGCGCAGAGATTGCTGCGCTTAGGAGTGAATTGCATGACAACTGACACAGTAAGCCGAGAGACAAACACAGAGTACGTTGCCTACCTTAGCTTTGATAGGGTGGAGTGGCAGGAGTCTTACTCATTCACCGATGGTGCGGGTAAGCCGCTTGGTGTTCTGCATGAGAACTTCTTGGCGTACCTCCGCGCAGCCTACACAGAAAACGTAGATGAGTGCTGTGTGCAGGTAGACGGTGGATTCAACAAGGGCAGCGAGATAACTGTCAGCGGCACCTACACTCTGACAACTGCGAATGAGGAAGGTGAACCCGTTGTTTCTCAGGAGGCGTTTTCCTCCAAGACAGTGCTGGACATGACGCTGGCAGCAGAACCTGCGTACATGCCTGTCAGTGATAGCTTGCTGGAGGACACAAAGAACATCTGGATTGAAATGGAGAGCGATGGCGATAGTCATAAAGCCTTGTGGCACTTCAAGCACAGCCTCGCGGTGAGTGACCTGAAAGTCAGTGTGACAGTGAGTGACGATGTTGTGCCACAGATACCCCCATCACCTAGCGCGGCTCGGTCACGCTAATGGCTGTCCCCACTTCCAACATTACGCTTGCCTCTATCCAGCAGGAGTTTGGAGGCACTGCGGCTAATCGTGCGCTGAAGAATTATTACGGCGTGGCTGACGGTATCCCTACCTCTGGCGCAATTAAGTTCAAGGATTTTGCGGGTAAGTCTGCTGACATTGTGGGTTCTCAGTTATTTGATAAGTCTGGGACTTTTACGGTTCCTGCGGGTGTGACTAAGGTTCATGTGTGTTGCGTAGGCGGCGGTGGGCGAGGCGCACCTGTGGTAGACCAAGCTCGAAGCGGTGGCACTGGTGGTGCTTGTGCTTACAAGAATAATATCGCCGTTACGCCGGGGCAGCAGATAACGGTTAATGTGACAGTGGATGGTGATGTAGGCATGGAGGTTGGGACATACTTTAAAGACACCTCAACCTGCAATGCTAGAACAGGGTTTCAGACTGCCACCAGCCTTGGCGCAAATAACACAGGGGACGCTGCCTTCAGGGGCGGTATGGGCGGCACTGGTGGCATGATGAAATGGGATACCGGGTTTTTTATCCTTAACTACGCTATGGCTGGTGGAGGTGGCGGTGCGGCATCTATGGTGTCTAACGGCTCTCGTGGGGGTAACAGCGTCAATATCCCCAATGGCTCCAACGACCCGCCTAAAGAGGGCGGCAACGGGCTTACGGCTAGTAGGGCTGGTGGCGGTGGTGGTGCTGCGGGAAATTATTACTTTGGTTACGGCGAGAATCCTGCGTACATAAATATCTATACAGCAGCTTTAATAGTATACGGCTTTTCTAGTAACAGGGGCGGTGGCGTGGGTGTTGACTACGCTGGCCCCACAGGTACTGCTGGTATAGGTTCCAAGATAGCGGGTGCGCCAAGTGGTACTGAGTCAGTCACAGAACCTACAAATGGTGGTCAGGGTTCTAACGGTGATTACGGCGCGGGTGGTGGTGCGGGGACTAATCCCGGCACTGGCAAGACAAACGTCTACAAAGGTAAAGATGGTGCGGTAAATATCAAGTGGGGAAATTCAAACACGTTCCCTTGGGCATAACGGAGATTGATATGCGAGTTTTATTGTTGGTGATTTTCTTAACAGGTTGCGCGGGTCAGGCAAGAACGGATTACTATCAGGCCATTGCAGAAGCGGCGAAGGCCCAGAGTGCAACCCAACAGGCTAAGTATGCAGCACTGGCAAATATGGCTCGTAGCAACGGTGGCGATTCAAGCGCAGCGGTTGCAGCGGTCATGGCACTGGCACTGACGCGAGAGCAGACCCTACAGCCGCAATACATCGAGGATGAAGCCCTGTCGTATACCCGAGCATTGGCTGCTCCAGTGGCAGGGATAGCGGCGCTGTGGATACAGGCCGACAGCAACAAGAGTATTGCAGATTCTCAGGCGCAGACCAGTAGGATAAGCATTGCGGCTAACCGGGACATCCAGACCAATGCGGCCCGGTTAAACGCTGCGACCATTAACTCGGTGGCGACTCAGGGAAATGCGGGTACAATACAAGCACTCGGTATTGTTGAAACCTCGCTGGGAGTTGTTAGCGATGTAACTACTAGCGGGTTTAGCGCGATTGAAAACATCACGCTAGACACTAATGAATTAATTAACGATCTGTCGGTTTCGTTACAGCCGATAGTCCAGCCCGTTGTTGAAGTTGTTCCAGTGGTTGAGATAACTCCTATTGTGGAGATAACGCCAATCATAGAGGATGACGATGATGAGCTTAGACTCGGGCCGGGAGATCCCATCTAGATGCAACCGATGCAACGAGGTAAAGGGTCAGCAAATATATACGCATGGGCATTCGGGCTACTGGTGCTCACAATGTTATCCGCTTGTGTTTCATACCCCATGCCAGAAGACGAAGAAGAAGATTCAAGGATGACAATCATCGCGTGTTTTTTCGCAAGATGTGAGAATGATTTATCGGAGCGTGGCGATGATGACGGAGCCTGAAATAGTAGACGAGATGGATGATTGGGACTGGTAATATGCAGTGGCACAAACTTCAAAGTAGTTTTACAGGCGGCGCAATATCTGACCGTATGCTGGCTAGGTATGACCACCCAGTAACCCCAACCGCGACTCTGCTCATGCAGAACTTTGTGCCTACGATTCAGGGCACTGCTGTTCGTACTCCCGGCACCCGCTTTATGGAGTTAATAACCAACACTGAAAACGAAGAGGTGACCGCCGCGCGGTTAATCCCTTTCCAGACACCTGATCTTCAACAGGGCTTGGTGTACCTCACCGATGGTGACATTAAGCTAACTACTGACATAAACAAGTTTCTAACCCCTAGTGGCCCTGCACCGCTCTCGCGCATAGCTACCCGTCTACCCGTACAGATCGTAAAGAACTTCACCTTTATGAATGGGCTAGATGATTGGACACCGATGCCAGAAGAGTCTGCCCCTGCCAATGACGATGATGCGACCTTTGGGGCGTATTGGGTAGAGGCGGGGAACATGGCGCGGTTACATACGCGAGACTATAAGTACCCACAATCGGAGCCTAAGTATGCCGAGATTAAGACTTCTTGCTCTCTCCCGCAGCCTAACAATATGGGTTCGCTGGAGTTTAAGCTGAGTTACGCTCCCGGCCCCACCGCAAGAACCCGTGAAGACTTTGACCTTATACTCACTGTGGTTGATGATAATGATAGGGTTATCTACGAGCAAAACTTTTCAGATCGGTTTAAGGTAGATGAGAATGTAGTATTTACCGTGTGGGAAGAAAAACAGACGCTAACATTCGACAGCGATTACGAAGGTGATTTGCACATAAAGCTATCACTGAACCACGAAGGCGTTGACCAGAAGTATTGCGGAGGACTCTCAAATCTATTTTACTGCAGGGTCTGGGTAGACCGGGATGCCGAGCTAGGCGATCAAGAAATAAACGGCGAAGCCCCGTGGACAGCAGACGAGTTAAACGCTGTGCAGTACGTTCAAAGTCCCTACAACCAAGAGTCTGTAGGCGGTAAGTCTAAAGCACTGGTATTGGTACACCCTAATCACAGACCACATTGGCTCTACTATAACTTCCAACAGAATAAATACGTTCTGGAAGAGATACCTTTCGTCAAAAATAACGTAGATGGCGCACCTGAGATTATCCCAAACGGGCATCCCGATTGGAGTGAGAACAACTACCCGGCAGCGTGTACCTCATTCAATGGCCGCCTAATCTTAGCAGGTTCACAGAGCGACCCTGTTTACAGTGATGATGTAGTCGTTCCTGTCAATGCTAATTCCGAGACCGTCTGGGGTACTGAGGTCGGGCGGTGGAACAAATTCAGTATAGATGATTTAAATGCGATCAACCCGGATGACTCTATTGAGTTTACCGCGATCTACAGATCCCCCATCCAGTGGGTATACGGCCAGAAACAGTTACTGGTCGGCGCTAGAGAGATGGAATACATAGCGGAAGCTGACGGTATTTTCGCCCCCGGCGATCTTGGGGTGAACATGCACTCCACGCACGGGGGTGTAAACGTCCAGCCCGTAGGGTTTGGGGAGACTGTCATGTTTGCTGCGGAAGGTGGCAGGCGCTTACGGGCTATATCTCCCAATGACCAGAAGCAGGGTTGGGTTGCGCCTGACTTAACTGTTTGGAATCCTGAAATACTGCAGTCTGGTGTTCGGCGTATGGTGCGTTTGCGTAACCCACATCAGATCCTAGTCTGCTTACTGAACAGTGGGCGGCTGGCTTTGCTGCACTACGACATACAAAATAACGTTGACCAGTTGTTTGGTTGGTCAACTATGGATGTTGGAACAGAGGTTAAAGACATTGCTGTTCTCCCAGATACTGACGGGTTTGACACACTATATATGTCGGTCATGCGAACGATAGAAGGCGAGAAAAAGCTAGTGTTAGAGGCCATCCCATTCTGGCAGAACACAGACGAGGGGCAGTATTTAAATAGCTCACGGTGGTTTCTATCCACCCAAGGGCCAACAAACCAAATAGATAACCTAGAGCACTTAGAGGGATTGCGAGCGCAAGTCGTTGGTGACGGCAGTTACCTTGGCGTGTTCCGTGTCAAGAATGGTCGCGTTGTTTTAAAAGACCAGATTGGTAATCCTATTAATGTGGTCACTGCGCTGGTGGGGCGACCCATGACATCCCGCATTATGACGCTACCGATCATACCTTCAAGTAGGGCCGGGGCTGACCCCGGAGCTAAGATGCGGTACTCTGATTTAGAGGTTTGGGTTCGGGATTCTACGTCACCAAAAATAGGCACAATGCACCAAGGGCGCGACACTGGTGTGTGGCAGGGATTAAGCAGGCCCGCAGATAGGTCACCGCAATCATTAATGGATCAGTCCGAGCCACTAAAGCACATCGCTAAATATAAAGTTGCTAACACCGGGTGGAACAGTGCTCAAGTTGTGTTGGTTGAAGAGAACCTGCCGATGCGCTGCGAAATCTTAGCAATCTACGGCAAAATGAACAGCAATTCTGTGTAGGAGATACACACATGACCATTGATAGCGGCTACATACCCAAGGTGTTTTCAAAGAACGCCTCCCTAGAATACGACTTTGGTTTTGAGGTGGTTGATGCCAGTTCCCTTAAAGTCACAGAGCAGTACGTTACTGGCCCTGTGGCGGCAGAACTGGGCGTAGATTATACGGTGGAGCTTTCGTCCAACGCAGGTGAAACCATTAACACGGGTGGCACAGTCACGTTCACCCGCCCACACCCAGCGGGAGCAACGGGTGTTGTTATTGGTAGGGATACAGAACAAACCCAGCTAGTGGACTACCAGCCCTATGGCCCATTCCCTGCTGAGACACATGAGTTTGCGCTGGACAAAATCACACTCATACTTCAAGAGCATAATTTCGGAATTAAACTTGCGCTGGCGGCACTTGAAGACTTGGATAACAATAACGACTGCGGCAACTTCATCCCTGTCGGCGGTACGGCTGATGGCAAACCAATTACAGGGGCGCTTCGTTTTACCACTAACGGTGCAAAAGACTGGACGCTGACACAAATATCAGACCTTTTTGGTGGCAACGCCATTACGTTTGCAGCAACAGGCGCAAACTCTGGCATGTATGTTGCGACCATTGATGTAGATGGTGCCCAGCACAATTTCGCCTTTGAGCCTGACGGAGACTTTACAGTTCCCAGAACATTAAATGCTGCAGGGGTTGTTGCTAATGAAGGGGGTCTGGGTGCAATAAACCTGACACCAACAGGTCGATCATTAGAAGTCGGTGACTTTGGGATTATCGTGCCCTCCGAATATGACGCAGACAAAGTAGTCGTAGAGGATGCAGATGGTGATGTACAGATAACCCGCACCCTGACTGCTGATGGGTTGTTTGCTACAAACGGAGGGGTAGGTGCGTCCAACTTGCCGACAAAAGGTAAGCTGCTTGAGGTCGGTGATTTCGGAATCATCACGCAGTCAGCCTTCTCTGCCGATGATATAACGGGCGGCGGTGGCGATGGCCCACTACCTGAAGGCACTGCCAAAGACACTCTGGTCTGTGGCGGGGGTGATCTTTGGGTAGCCACCAGCCTGCTGCAAGTAGACGAGGCCGATACGAAGGTCACGGTAAGCGGTGAGCTTGTTGCAGATGGCCTTGTATCCACGGCAGGTATTGGCGCTGCGGTCTTTACAGACACAGGGCGCAATATTGAGGTCGGGCCATTTGGTATTCTCCAGCAGTCAACTTTTGATGCTGCCGACATTATCACCAAGGATGCAGACGGCGATGTAGATATACCAAGGACGCTAACTGCTGACGGTGTGTTTGCTACAAACGGCGGGTTAGGCGCTGGCAACCTCACAGAAAAAGGTAAGGCATTAGAGGTCGGTGACTTTGGAATCATCGTACCATCAGCGTATGACGCAGCGAATGTGATTTATGCTGACGCAGACGGCGATGTGTCGATTGACCGCACACTGACTGCTGCGGGATTGTTTGCTACAAGCGGCGGAGTAGGTGCGGCTAACCTCACACCAAAAGGCCGAGCGTTACAGGTTGGTGACTTTGGGATTATCGAGCCAGCATCCTACGCCGCAGACAAGGTGGTATTTGAAGATGCAAACGGTGATGTACAGATAACTCGTACCCTGCAAGCCGATGGGGTTTTTGCCACAAACGGTGGAGTAGGCGCATCTAATCTAACCACCAAGGGTCGCTTATTACAGGTCGGTGACTTTGGAATTATTGAACAGGCTACTGTAACGGCGGGTGACATTGGCGGTGTTCCTGAATCCCGGACCATCTCATCAGGCGCAGGCTTGAGTGGCGGTGGCAACCTTTCGCAGAACAGAACACTCAGCGTTGATAACACTGTGCTGCGTACCAGCGGCGACCAGACCACATCAGGGGCGCTTACAGCCACAGGGTTTGTTGCAAGTTCGGGTAGTTTCGGTTCCGTCCAGTTCAACACGAAAGGACGGTTGTTGCAGGTCGGTGATTTTGGAATCATCGAACAAGCCACAGTAAGCGCGTCTGATATTGGTGGCGTTCCTACGAGCAGAACACTCACAGCGGGAGATGGTCTGTCCGGTGGTGGCAACCTGACAGCTAACCGCAGTTTCGCCGTAGACAGCACGGTGGCTCGCACCAGTGGCACACAGACCTTTACTGGCACAAAGACGTTTAACCAGACTACTGAGTTCGCAAAGAACATCACCAACGGTGGTATGCAAGCGGGGGCTGGGCCTACACTCGTCAACGCATTCAGTGTTATTGGATACGCCTCATCTGATAGGCGCTTGAAGACAGACATTGTGGATGGCGTGATGGGTATTGAAACCATTATGCAGATGCGTCCTGTCGAGTTCACATGGAACGACAAGACCATGATGCCGGGGATGAAGGATATAGGGTTCATTGCCCAAGAGCAGCAGGAGATTTCAGAACACCTTGTCTCTGACACGATGGAGTGGCTGACGCTTAGGAGTGACAACCTGAACCCGATTCTGGTCAAGGCGCTCCAGCAGCAACAGGAAGTTATTGAAAACCTAACGGCTCGCATAGAGAAACTTGAAGCGGAGAAGTAAAATGGCTGACCCAAGTAATGGCCCCATGATAAGTGAGGTGAGTATCTGCAACCAAGCCCTCGGGTACTTGGGAGCAAACCCTATTACCTCCTTTGCAGATCAATCAACCACGGCTGAACTGTGCCGCAATAACTACCCTTACATTCGTGACGCTGTGCTGGAGGAGAGGATGTGGACGTTTGCCACTGCTCGGGCTACTTCTACCGTTGCTGATCTAGACCCGTGGGGGCAGATGTACGCACACAAAATACCGTTAAACTGGATCTCAGTATTCAGGTGCTTCCGTAATGTCGATAACCCAACCCAAGCAGAAGGGTGGAAGCGTGAGGGGCAGTTCATCTTAGCCAAAGAATCCACTGTCTACCTGTGGGGCATCAAGCGCGTGACCGATACGGGCAAATTTCAACCCATGTTCGTTCAGGCACTGGCGGCTAGAATGGCGGCTGAACTTGCCATCCCCCTTTCTGAGAACGTCACGCTACAAGGTACAATGTGGCAGCTATACGGGGCCAAGCTGAGAGAGGCGGCCACCCGGGACGGGCAGCAGGGATCAAACGAGATGATCCAGAGCAATGCTCTTATAGATGCTAGGTCGGCTTATGGATCTTTCTAAGCGCAATGACATAGTCGCCTTGGAGGACTCTATGCGTGGCGTGGATCCTGAGTTCAAAGAGGGGCTGCGGCATTTCTTTGGGCATCAGACTTATGCCCGGGAGATGTCACTAAAGCGTGATGATGTTGTGGTTGGCAAGATCCATCGGTATCCCTGTATTAACATTCTTTCAAAGGGAAGGGTTCTGGTTGGAGGTGAGTTTGAGGCTGAGTCCTATGATGCTCCTTATACTTGGGTTAGCCCGGCAGGAACCAAGAGAGCAATTGTCTGCTTGGAGGATTGTGTCTGGACTGGGATGTGGTCAAACCCAACCGATACCAGAGACCTTGAAGAGATTGAGAAGTACCTGATAGCGGATTCTTTTTCCGCACTGGAGGAAGTATGTGGGTAGCAGTTGGAATAGCGGCAGTTGGCGCGGCCACCAGTGTTATTGGCGGCATTAACGGCAAGGACGCAGCGGAGAAGGCAGGCGAGATGCAGGCTGATATGATAGAGCGCACGGCCCAAGAGAATAAACGCAGGCGAGAGTTGGATCTCCAGCATGATCTAGGTTCAATAACTGCGGCTGTCGCTGCCAGTAACATCCAGATGACTGGTTCGTCTAAGCGGTATAAGTCTGGCTACCAACAGCAGTACAGGCAGGAGATGGCGTGGGAAACGGCAAAGGCTAATATGGATGCTCGGATGGCAATTAAGACCGGCCAGATGGCAGGAGATACCGCGCTGTATTCAGGTCTTAGCAGTGCTGTAGGCTATGTCGCGCAGGGCTATGGAGCCTACAAAGGACACGCTGCCGCTAATGGAGGTGATCCGTTCTACCTTGGAACAAAGCCCGGGCCGGGATAAGGAGTAAGTAATGAAGTTACCAGAGATACAGCGCAGTCGAGCGCAGCCGTCTCAGACTATTTCCCCCGGGCAGGCCGCTGCGCCTCACTTGGCAAAGGCCAAGATGATTGGTCAGTTTGCTGAGATGGCAGCCAATGTTAACGAGATCAAGAATGAGTATGATGTTAACAACGCGCAAGCTGATCACCTTGATGACATTACAAAATTCAAGCAGTGGATGTCTACCCGGCGAGAGTTTAGTGAAGATGAGATCAAGGCATGGGGACTGGAGGGTGAGGTTGATGTCTCATCTGGCCCTGTTCCGAAGTGGAAGGTTTACACTCATGCTCTGGCTAAGTTCACTGATGACTCACGGGCTGCCCGGGGTGCAACGATATCCTCTGGGGCACACAGGAATGTCTGGGAACAAGAAGCTCTTAACGCTATTGCCCCTGAGATCGAGCGGTCTGTTCAGGAAGCTGCGACAATGGCTATTGAAGACATGGCTCTGGAGTCTGTTGATCGATACAACCTAGCGGTAGAAAGCAGGAATGCTGCTGCTGCAAGGCAGGCATTGGACACCTACCCGGTTGATACCCCCAAAGCAAAAGCGGCAAAGCAGGAGCTCATTGATCAACTGCAGGATGATGAGTACCTGTGGGATCAGCAGGATGAGTATGATGCCCTGATAGCCGGGGGGAATCCTGAGAAGCTCAGGGAGTACGCAGCTACACATAAGGATAATGAGACTGTTGCCGGCACACCTTGGGATGACACAGAGCACAACAAGTGGGCAGACAAAGCCCTCACTGCTGCTGATCGAATGGAGTCTGACCTTGGTACGTCTAACACCAAGTACATCAAGGCACAGCAGGCTGCTGCCCTGTCTACCGTGATGGACAAGAAGAACCGGGGTATGGATATGACGTGGAGCGAGGACTTCGCCCCCATCTTGTCTGAGCCTTATGCCCAAGACCCTGCCTATGTTAAGAGCATTGATGCAATGTGGAAGTCTTACACTGATTCTGGCGGTACAAGTCTGTATTCAAAGGAGGATGACTCCGGGGTGTACACCAAGCTAAACAATAAAATTGAAGACAGGTCTATTCCTTATGCTGATTTACTGAAGGAGCTGAACGAAGCCACCGGAAGTCTGAGAGAAACAACATGGCAAGGGCTTAGTGACAAGCTCACAGCGAGAGCTAACCCTGAATCAATAGCCAGCTTTGACGCTATCAAAGCTCTTGTTGATCGAAAAATTAAGACAATGCAAATAGACCCATCCGAGGAAGATGATCTCCAAAGGGAGGAGGCTTTCAGGATTGCTGTTGATGCTGCTGTCTTGGCGAAGCGAAGTGAGAAGGGCGGGGCCGAGCCCACCCCGGAGGAGATCCGTGTCATTGTTAACAGTCAGTTCAAGCTACAGAAAGAACAGATCGTCACAGGGCGATATATGGGGTTCACATTTACTGAAGATTACGATGATGTGTTTACTATGATAGCGGAGAGAGAAGGGAAGAATACCTCTGCGGTGATGCAGGAACTAGAAAGCAGGATCCGGGCTACTGGTGCTCCGATTAACTCTATATCCTATGGTAAGGCATACCGTGTATATCTGAAGGATAAGAAAAAATGAATGAGCTTGAAGAGTATGCAGCCCAGTACAAGGAGCGAGATGCCGCGCGTCTTACTGACAATGTGCAGATGTCTCTGGATGTTAACGCCGAGAGAAGACTGAAGGCAGAGCACCTTGCCAAGATCACTGGTGAGGAGGATGTTCAGTTCGTTGAGGACAACTACGCCCAGATTGAGCGCGATGCCAGAAACCGTGGGCTGTATGACACTCTTCCAGAGGACTCCGTATCCCGTGGGATCCTGCTGGACGCTGATGAGCTTGCGCTTCAGGATGACATCGAGAGCCTAGCCAAGACCGAGAGCTATCTGGATAACATCACCAGAGACATCTCACAGTCCACTAAGTTTGGTGACATCTCCCATGAGTCCAGTAACCATTCCTTCAATACCATGTGGCAGAACACCAAGACCTACCTAGAGGGCATGGCCGGGTATGATGCACAGCTCCAGCAATACGAAGGACGAGATGCAGGACTCAACTGGATATCCAAAGCCCCGGGCGATGCGGCTGAATTCGCTGGTCAGTACTCCAGTATCCTGACGCAGGACACGGTCTTCTATCCAACAGTCGCCGCTGCTTTTGTTGAGACCTTGATTAACAAAGGTAGATATCCCGGCACAGCAGCCGTTATGAAGTTAGCTGCTGGTAAAGAGATGTTTGAGATGGAGACTGGTGCTGCCTATCGTGAGTACATTGACCTCATTGGCCCTGATGGGGAGCCTATCGATCCCAATGTAGCACGGGGTGCTGCGCTACTGGTTGGTGGAATCAATGGTGGACTGGAGTTCTTGGGTGCCAGTGCTGTTGCCCGGGCGACAGGCGCGTTCAGGTTCCTGTCCAGCCTGAAGAAGCAGAATGTAAAACAACTACTACGTCATCCTCGGTTCCGAGCAAGGGCGGCTGAGATTGCCAGAGACTACGCGATCAACTCTCAGGTAGAGGGTGGCACTGAAGCCCTTCAAGAGATGAGCCAGATAGCGGGTGAGTACCTCCTGACAGGGAAGATGCCTGAGTCTGCTGGTGAGCAGATCTTTGAGACGTGGTCTCAGGGAACACGAACTGCCTTGGTGCTTGGCCTGCCTGCGGGTGTGGTTGATACGGCGGGTGCTGCATCACAGAAGTCTGAGGTTGAGAAAAGAAAGGCTGCCTTCCAAGCACTGGGTGAGGCGGTTAGTGAGAGCACTACCTTCAAGAATGCCCCCTCTAAGTTCAAAGAGTTTATCAATGCTGTCAGGGAGAAGCATGGCAAGGTCGATACTATCCATGTCGATGATGATGCGGCGCAGCGTTTCTTTCAGGAGATAGATCCTGAAGTATTAGAAGAGTCCATGCCTGAGACTGCAGAGAATCTACGGTACGCGCAGGAAAACCCGGGCGCATACGTTGAGATCCCCCTGTCAGAGTTTGCCACCTTTGTTGCACCGAGCATGGACTTTGGTGAGCTTGCCAGTGATATGACCTTTGACCCCAGTGTGCCTACACCCCGGCAGGCTGAGGCTGACTTGGCACAATATGAAGAAATGATGGCCCTTTATGAGGAGACCCAAGGGCAGATCGATGCTGCTGATAACCCTCTCCATGCAAGGATAATG